TTAAACTTCGTTAATAAGAACCAGGACGTTGCGCGAACTATCTGTACTGAGCCATCCATTAACATGTGGATGCAACTCGGTTTAGGTAATCTTATACATTCCCGTTTACGGAAGGTGTATAATATTGACTTCTCTGTACAACAAGAGGTCAATAGGCGCATGGCAAGATTAGGCTCTCAGCTCGATCATTTATGTACTATGGATCTTGAGAGTGCCTCGGACTCATTGGGCCTTCATATGATGCATTACGTGTTTCCGAAGAGCTTCATGGAGACACTTATGCGTTTAAGGAGCCCTGCGAGCCGTCTACCAGACGGTAGTCTTGTCCCGCTTCATATGGTGTCTACTATGGGAAATGGTTTTACGTTTCCCCTGCAGACACTTTTGTTTGCGGCGTGCTGTGCCGTAGTTCTCCGCTACCTTGACATCCCGTGTCAAACGAGGTGTCACGTAGGCGTACGTAACATGTCTGTCTATGGCGATGATATCATCATAGATAAACGTGCCGAACGCTTACTGAGGAGGCTTTTAAACCTTCTAGGATTTGTGGTGAACGATGGCAAGACCTTTGTTGAAGGTCCGTTCCGAGATTCATGCGGCGGCGACTACTTTTTGGGTAGCGACGTCCGTCCGGTGTACGCAAAGCGTCTCCGTACGGTGCAAGACTCTTTTGTAGCTATCAACAGATTGAACCAGTGGACCGCTAAGACAGGTGTTGCGTTGCGCAATACCGTCGCATACGTCCTTCAGGTACATCCTGAGGCCCGTAAGTGTGTAGTTCCTTTACACGAAGCGGATGACAGCGGCATACTAACGCCGTGGGAGCTTGTGGATAAAACTAACCGTTTTGTTCCACGAAGCTTTGGCTTAGCTCGTTACGTGAAGTCGACGCCTGCTTTTTATGGCTATCGGATTCATCGTGACAAGGACTCATCAGAAAATGATGAACCTAAGCTGATCAATCACCCTCGAAACGTTGCCTTCAACCCGTCAGGGCTGTGGGTTTCTTTCTTGGGCGGCTACATAACCGGCTACCGGGTATCTCTAAGGCAAGAGATTACACGGTAT